AAATATTACTAACATCAATGGTCAATCTGCGGTGTATTTTTTAGAAGAATCGAGAACTGGTTATTATGAAATCAGATTTGGTGATGGCATTATTGGTAAGAAACCATCACCTGGTAATATTATTAAATTATCTTATACGTCTTTAGATGAGGTGGATATTAATGGCGCTACGGTATTTTCATTAGCAGGTTCTATTGGTGGTAACACCGATGCTAATGTATCAACTGTGTCATTAGCAGTTGGCGGTGCACCATTAGAATCATCTGAGTCGGTTAAGTTTAACGCGCCATTAGGATTCGTTGCTCAAAATAGAGCTGTAACACCTGATGACTATAAAGCTATTATTCAAAACTCATACGGCAATATCGAATCATTGACTGTGTGGGGTGGAGAAGATAATATTCCACCAGATTATGGTAAGGTATATATTTCAATTAAGCCGTTAGATGGTGAGTCTTTATCTAAAGAAGATAAAGAAACAATTATAACAAAGTATCTTAAACCTAAGAATGTAGTATCAATAACACCAATCTTAGTTGATGCTAAATATACCTACATTGATCTGGAAATCTTCTTTAAGTTTAATCCAAACGTTGCTAATGTAACTTCATCTAAATTAGCGGAAGGTATTAGAGATATTTTAACTAAATATAATAACACCAATCTTAAGATTTTTGGTGGTGTATTTAGATTCTCAAATCTTCTTAAAGAGATAGATGCTTCAAATATTGCTATTATATCAAACATTACTCGTATAACAATGCATAAGATATTTACTCCGTCATTAGGCGAAGACAAGTATTATAAGTTTGATTTTAACCAATCAATAACTGAAAAGATCGGGCAAACAAACATCATTAAGTCAACACTATTCATGTATAGAGATTCCTTAGCATCTCTTCAAGACTATTATGACACTGAAGAAAATAAACATATTGTTCAAATTATATCTGATACTGGTAAAATATTAAATGCAAATGTTGGAGTAATTGACAAACACGCAGGTATTGTAGAACTAAACGGGTTTGCACCACAATCAATTCCAGGCATTGATATTGATTTTATTAAAATAATGACTAAACCTGCTTCATCAGATATATCACCAACGCGAAATGAATTATTATCTATCGATGTTACCAATGCTATAATTACCGGTGAAGTTGATACAATGGCAACCGGCGGTACTTCAGCCGGTATTGATTATAACACGGTAAATAACTAATGAGTTTTAATTTCTCATCATTTGTTAATGACTTAGTACCAGAACATATTAGTACTGAGTATCCAGAGTTAACAAATTTTATTACTGTTTATGCGTTGTATCTTGAAAAGATTAATAAATCAGGGTTCTACTTAAACCAATTAGACCATCAGCGTGATATTGATTTAATTGAAACTACTCTTCTTAATGAATTACAGAATGAGATCGGTACACCTATTCCAAGAACATTTGAAGCTGATCCTCATTTATTTTATAAACATCTTGTAGAGTTCTATAGAAGTAGAGGTACCCCCGAATCTATTACAGCATTCTTTAAATTAATTTATGATGAAGAGGTTGAGGTATCATTCCCTAAAGATGAGATGATGATCCCATCAGATGGTAAGTGGCTTAACAGAAAGGAAGGTATTATAGCTGATAAGTCTAAGTACGCACCATCATTTACTTGGACCATTGCATCAGCATCATATATTATTTTTGAACCTGATGATAATACATTTATGCCGCGGTTTGATGACGATGTAGTATTTATTAATGATGTATACACTGAAGCATATGTACAATCAGAGGAAGTAATGGCTGGGGGAATGCATGATGATCATATGATGACCAAGCTTGTATTCGAATCTGAGTTACAGGTTGGTGATATAGTTCAAGTTTATAAGCGTGGTGTGTTTGACAATATTGATTCATTCATATCTGATAACAGAATCATACAAGATTCACATTTTTGGCAGAAGTTCTCATACGTACTTAAAACTGGTAAAAATATTGATGAGTGGAAGAACGCATTTACACGATTGATTCATCCAGCCGGGTTCGTATTCTTTGGTGAGATTTTAATCTTTATTCAAGTGTTACTTGATGGGCAACCAAAGAATCAGCCAGGGTTTCAGCGTGATGGATTACCGTTTGCAATTAATATCGAAGTGATTAAACGTGATATCAATTTAGATGCATTAACTACATTCGTTGAAAAATCTTACAATTGGCTTAAAGCATCAAATAAGCTGTGGGCATACGATCACTTTGATAATCTTAAATTTAAAAACTACTGGCCAATACGTGAATATGCTAATATTACTTTTATAGATGTTATAAATAAAAGTATAGGAACACACATTGGTTCAGCACATGGATTACAATTCATGGGTTGGGACGGCCCAGATGGATACACCGAAGCGGGGCATCCATTAAATACTGCAACACCTGGTAATCCAGTGTGGGGTGATATTTTAAGTCCAAGAATAAGTGGTGGTAGTTCATCTACTACAGGAACAAGCACAGTTTCAGGTGGTAGTTCATCTACTACAGGCAGTACTACATTATCAGGTGGTAGTTCATCACCATAACAAGGAAATATAAACAATGGCAGCAATAATTACACAAAATTTTAGATTAGATACAACACAAAAGTTCGTATCCGGCCTAGGAAATACCACATATTATCTTGGGTTAGGTCGTCCTAATCCGTGGGCAGATGATACGGTTCCACCAATTCCTAATGAGAATGAGTATACTACTAATAATGCATGGGAAAATATGTATGCATTAAAGAAGTTAGAAGCGGATGATGCAATTTCAGCATGCCCTAGACATCTGTGGGTTTCTGGCAATAATTATAAATCATACGATGATCGTACCCTAGATCCAGAAGCTGGTATACCTTATTATGTTATTACTAATAATAATCACGTGTACCTTTGTTTAAGAAACGGTCCGGGTAATTCTGTAAAATCTCCAGATGATACTGGTGCTGTTAGTGGTATTATCAACTACGAAGTTAATGATGGTTATATTTGGAAATACTTATATTCAGTATCTACATCTAATGGGTCAAAATTCTTAACAGAATCTTTTATCCCAGTATTAAAACTAGAAAGTAACCCTGGTGCTGGTGCAGAAACTGCATTGCAAACTCAATGGAGTATCCAAGAGAATGCTGTTAACGGCGCAATATATAATGTTGTTATTGAAAACGGTGGCTCTGGCTTTACAACAATCCCGACATTAACAGTTGAAGGCAATGGCACAGGTTGTGAGGTTGAATGTACAATTGATGTTGCTGGTTCAATTGATACTGTCAGGGTTAAAACAAACTTTGCAGGTCAAGATTATGGCCATGCAACAATTGTTATTTCTGGCGGCGGTGGTTCTGGTGCGGTAATAAGAGCTATCATCGGTCCAGATAATGGATTCGGAGCCGACCCTAGAGTTGATTTACGTGCTCACTATGCATGTCTTAATAAGAAATTCTCTGGTACAGAATCCGGTGCTATCGTAGCAGCTGATGACTTTAGACAGATTCTATTAGTTAAAGAACCTATTGATCAAAGCACTGATGTCGTTGCATTAGCTAGTATGTATAATACAACACACACTATGATTACCGATCCAGGTCCTACATACACAGGCGCGTATAGCGCTGATGATATTATTAAAGGATCTAATAGCGGTGCATTAGGTAGAGTTGTTGAAGAAAAGGTTTATGATTCAACAGCTAACACTTGGTTAATTAGATATTTGCAAAATGAAGATACTGGTTATACACCATTTGAAAATTCTGAAGTGGTTAGAGCTGAAGCAGCTGCTAGTGGTGGACAAGATATTGATTCTGTTTCATTACCAGAGGTTAAGCATGGTTCTGGTTCGATGGTATTTATTGAAAATAGAGAACCTGTTAATCGTGGACCAGATCAAATAGAAACAATTAGATTAGTAATTGAATTTTAAGGAATAAAAATGGCAGTTAAATTTAATATTGAACCGTATTGGGATGATTTCGAAAAGCCTACTAGTATTGATGGGCTATCGCCAAAGGAAAAGTATAATAGAATCCTGTTTAGACCAGGACATGCATTACAAGCCAGAGAGCTTACTCAAATGCAATCAATCTTGTCAAATCAGATTGCCGGTATTTCAGATAACGTATTTAAAGATGGTGCTATGGTTATCCCTGGCCACGTATCTATTTACAATAAGATTGATTATATTAAATTGGATACTACGTCAGCATCTAATGCGGCTGAGCTTGTAGGTAAAACATTTACAAACGCTGCTGGTGATATTAGAGCTAAGGTTGTATATGCCGCAGAAGCTGAAGGCGCTGATCCTATAACGATCTTTGTTAACTACACATCTGGTTCGTCCAAGTTTGTTGCTGGATCATTAATAGCAGAAGTGGGTGGTCTTATATCAGCGGTGGTTGATGGTGGTTTAACTCATATTGGTTACGGTTCACTTATCTCTATTGACGATGGTATATATTATATTAAGAAGAATTTCGTTATTGTTAAGAGCGAAACTATCATACTTGACAAATACAATTCAGAAATTACTACAGATGTGGGTCTTAAAATCACCGAAGCTATTGTTGGTGCAGCAGAAGATATATCATTAAATGATAATGCACAAGAGACTCCTAATGAGTCTGCACCAGGTGCTCATAGATATTCTATTAAGACCAACCTTATTAAACAAGCGATCAATTCTTCAACAGGTAATTTTGTATTACTTGTA